GCCGATGGTAGCGAAGACTGCTCCGTCGTTGGTTGATCCCAAGAATTATAAACAAGCTCGCGCTGCGTATACTTTCGTTGAGCACGAATGGGACGCTCCAGTAATGGACGCCATAAGTGCAAACATTACGGAACGTATTAGGCGTTGTTCCCCGCACGTTGAGTTTAGGAATCTTTCTTTGGTTGAAGCTATTTGTGGGATAGAAGGAACCGCTCTTCATCCTTTAGACCCGTCCACTTCAAATGGGTATCCAGATACCGTGCATGGTAAGAAACGCAAGGATTACTGGTACTACAATGATGGAAAACCCAATCTGGGACCTGATTATAAGGTTCTTGCAGATAGGATTCAACATCAGGTGGACATTATGACTTCCGGTGGAGTGCCCCAATTTACATTCATGACCGTGTTGAAATCAGAGCGTAGATCATTAAAGAAGATCGCTGCTGGTCAAACTCGGGCTGTATTTGCGGGGCCGATCGACTTGCTTCTTTTATGTCGTATGTTTTTCGGATCTGCCATTCTTGCTTGTAGGAATGGGTCAGTGCAGAACGGGATGTTGCTTGGTGTTAATTATGCCAGCGAATCCTGGGACGCGCTCGCCCGTTATCTTACTCGCGTAGGTGGCGGTCAACATTGCGGATCTGGGGACTACAGGGGATTTGATGGTCATACTTCAAAGATGCTTAACACGCACTCTATGATGACTTTGGCCAATCTATATCCAAAGACCGACGTTTTAGGACGCCGTGTTCGCCTGGCCCTCATTAAAGCGGTAGTTGACTCTTACCATATCTTTGGGCCCGTTGCAGAGATATGGCACGGTTGTTTGTCTTCAGGATTCCCGCTGACCACTGAGTGCAATTGTATCACGAACATCACGATGTTCATGTTCCACTACGTTTCGATCTATAACTTTGATATGGCTATGCTACATAAGTTTTGGGACGAAGTGGCTCTCGTAGTATTAGGAGATGACAATTTGTTTTCTGTGGCACCGAGATTGAAGACGCTTTTCACTGAGGCGACTTTTGCCGTCACTGCTGCGAAGTTTGGTCACGTCTACACTTCTGCTGACAAAGCCGAACCTCATACCGTAAACACCCCCCTCTTTTATAGATCAGAGGCTGAACCTGGACACTCCATTTTGAAGTGCAGATTTCGTCCTGAACCAGCTCTTGGTGGTCGGGTTGTTGGTCCCCTTGAGCTCTCTGTTATTCTTGAGCGTACAATGTGGACTAAAGACGGAAACCAGTATGATGACATTGCCGCTTCCAATTTGGATGCGTCTGTTCTCGACCTGTCCCTCCATGGTCGAGAGGTTTTTAATGAATGCTACGAGAAATTACGAGCATTCTATGGCACGAAGTTCCACCCACGTGCCACGAGTTTCGAGACAGCGTTGGCCCTTCGAA